CTAATTCTAATCGATATACTCCCGGGAGAGTACTCATCTTTGCAGTTTTAATGGGCCATTTCTTCTCGTTCTTGAAAGCACTATTCCATAATACTTGAATCTTCTCAACAGTCAGATTCTTCTTTTCGGGGAGTTTTCGATAATCATACATCGCCAAAGTTTTTTCTATTGGGATATTATAATTACTCCCGTAAGGAGATACAAAGAGCAAGTCTCTAGTAAGTTTTGGAGTTTTTACTTGGAATACTTCATCAAAAGCATTCAAGTATTTCTTACCGGTTTTCTTATGCACTCCAATGATGATTAGACGTTTCCTTGATACTTGAGAGTTCCCATAGTCAGAAACTGACCTTTCATGAAAAATAAGTTTATAGTCCTTAAAGGTTAAATTAAAGAACTCATAAGGAAGCAAAGATAGCAAACGAGGAAGATTTTCAATAAGAAAAATCTTAGGCTTATATTCTAATATTGCAGCAGTTACTAGATTTAAACTCCTGTTATCCTTAGGATTACCCAATTCTTTTACCTTTGAAAGCCTCATAATTGAAGCTATCCCGCAATCTGGGGAAGCAACCACAATATCTACTTTCTCATCAAATTCTTGTAAACAAAATCCCCTATAAAAGGGTATATCCCCAAAGTTTAACTTCCATTGACTCTCGCAACTAGTATGAAATACTCCTCTTGGTTCAATATTGGCTAGTATTTTATATTTCTTACTATGTAAAAATGGAAATAATAACGCCCCTTGGGCGGCTGAAACACCTAATATATTCATATATGAAAAATTTAGTTCAATGTAATGTACCCGGTTTTTGTAACTTATATGTTACTAAAGGAGGTAAAGCTTTTAAAATCCAATCTAATAATACTCTAAAAGAGCTTAAAGTAGGTTATAGAACTAACTCTAAAAGAAATGGAACCTATATTAAGCCCACCGTTAGTGTTAGAGTTAGAGGTAGAAAACGTAACTCCAGACAAACTCTGGCAAGATTAGTGGCTTTAGCTTGGGTTCCCAATCCAGATAATAAAAATTGTGTATGCCACATAGACAATAACCCCTGTAACAATCATTATAAAAATCTATACTGGGGTACAGTTTCTGAAAATAATGCACAAAAACAAACTGATGGCCGAGCTAGAGTTTACTCTGATAGATTAAGGCTTAGAGTATATAGATATAAGTTGAGACATCCCAATACTACCTCAAGATACTTAGCCCAAAAATTTAAAATAAGTAAGACTAAAGCTCGGTCAATTGTAACGGGAAAAGATTATGTAATTAAAAATACTTATTTCTTGTAGCTTCTAAGTTTTACATACTTAACCCAGGAATAATGTTTACGAGTTCGGATATACTCCAAGTCGTGGTCATTATTATGGGCTTCCTCTTCGAAGCTTACATCATGGTATCTTTCGCTTTGTTTGTTCCACTTAGCAAAGAACATGATGATTAAGTACTCGATTGCATACCATAAGTAGTAGAATACCCATAACATCTCTTGCATTTGCTTGAGATGAATGTGCTCATGGTTGTAATCATAGGTGTCAAACTTAGCACCTTTTCTCACAAAGACAATTCCGAATAGGTTCATTGCCTTGTATCCCTTGAAAGGGATGAATTTGTTGTAAATTACCTTCATTATATCTTGTTTTTAAAGTTTTCGTAAGCGTTTTTTAACTTCTGGTCATAGGCATTTTCAGCATAACCAGGACCATTATACTTCCGAGCAAAGCCTGCCCAGTCATGTTCCTTCAAGTTCTTCAAACAACGGGTATTATTCATGTAATAATACATCAATTTCAGCTGAGAAGCATGAGATTCTTCCATCTTTTTGACGAAATCAAAGACATTTTTACACCCACAATAGGCAAAATTGAAGCCCATAATCTGAAACATTCCCCAAGAAGCTGACTTTAGAGCACATTCTTCATCAATTTTCTTGGCAATTTCGAGTCTTTTGTACTCATGAGCTTCACCAAGATACTTAGATTTGTCCCATTTCGGGAAACAAATGGTAGGATAACTCTTTTGAGCAGCAACTGCCTTGTCCAAACCGAATTTGTTCTTGATTTCCTTGTACATAATGTGACCTTCGAACAGAATTTGAGGTCTACCATCTACTAAAAATCCATCTCTGCCTGCTGCTTCTACCAGTTGTACTGATTTAAGCAAGGCTGGTTCTAGTCCCAAATCATTGGCTAGAGCCACAATCATTTCATTAGTTAACTTATCCATAACGTTATATTTTAAAGTTCATTAAAGATTAGAAAGTATTGCTGAATACCCTGCTTGGGATGGTTCTTTAGGTTCTATTATCCTATATAATTTAATAATGTAGAAATATGGAAACTGAAAAATGTCACCTATGCAATGAACCTATCGACTTGCATCAGTACGAATTATCTAGGGCAATCCCTAAAATAATGGAAGCCAAACAACTTTGCTTTCATTGTGCTTTCTGGCATAACATTAAAGAAGAAGATGATAAGGTAAGAAAGGATTTTTCGATGGAAATCCTCCCATTAATCACTCCGGATTATCGTCATTACACTATCCATCTTAATTCCTTATGGATAGAAGTTGGTACTTTCAGAAGAGAACGTATTAAAACTTCAGAAAATTACATTGCTATGCTCACCGGAGATAATTCCATGATTATTAACTCATATAACAATTGGGGATTCCAGGGCATAATTCCAGAACACTCTAGAGGACTTTTTACTCCAAATGGATTAATCCTTACTCCTGTAGAACTTATGGAAATCTTAAGTCGCAAATCCTTTACCTCAGAGGATTTAAAATTTATGATTCAAAATTATACAGATAATAAATAATTTCGTATATTTGCATAAACTAATTAATAAAGATATGAAAAAGAACAAAGAAACCAAAAAGCTAAAGGAGGGTGAAGAAGTAATTTTCTCTGATGGCAAAACCTTAATGGAGAAAGTAAAGGTAGAATCTATCGACAAGAAAGGTGGGTTTGCAATCCTGAGTAACAAAGTAAAGGTATCAAGAACCCTGGGACCCGATGGATTCTATACAAGGTTAGATGGTAAGCAAAGTGTTATCCTACCTCTATCGGATAAATCAGAATTGGATTATCAGGCCTTCAAATCTTATTTCTCTATTAAGAGAAACCTGGAATTTATCGAAGCCAAGATAAAAGATATGAAGGATAAAGAGTTCAGCGAACTAATAGTAGAGTTAGATAAGAAGATATCCAAAATCGTAAATAAATACTTCGAACAATGACTCTATGGATTATCTTGGGTATAATATATGCTATCTGTATTATACCTGCCTGGTTTATGACCAGGGTAATATGCTCAATGCACCGATTAACTAGACCGGGATTCCTATTCCTAACTATCTGGTTAATCATGCCACTATTTCCGATATACTTTATAATAACTTATATAGAAAAGAAACATGAACAGAGAGATTAAGACTGAGAAGGTTGGTAGGCAAAAGAAGCTTACCAATCCTTGCCCAGTAATCAAGGGAGAGACAGAAGTAATGGTGGGAAGCCCAAGGTGTATTACCTGCCAATGGTTTGAAAGAAAATTAGAGAAGAATGGAAAAGCCTACGTACACTGCAATCGATTATAATTCCAAAGAGAATAAGGTAATCGAAGAAAGGATAAGAAATTATTACTTACCTGTAAAGAATGTCCTTGAGACAGTTCGGGATAGAAGGATTAATATACCAAATTATCTAGGAGGATTATGTGTTGACCTGATAGAGGTGAGTAGAACCATTAATATAGAGTTCAATCTTTCTAATGATGGTACATACTTATGGAGAGAGGTAATCAGACCCTGGTTTACTCCACAAAGGTTTAACCTTACCGATGTATACTTCACTTATTGTACTCCTGATATCTTAATTTTAGGAGGATATGGGTTAACCGTTGATAGTAAGCCATGGTATAAGGTACCTTTAGAGAAATTGAGGGGTTATAAACCTTTGTTGAAAACAGGATTCTGGTTCCCCACCAGTAAAGCATATAATAATAACCGTATTAAAATACTAGAGTGTGCCTTGGAGGATTTAGAGAGAATTAAAAGAGAGGGAGATTATCTCCCTCCCATTACAGAAGATGAACCCATAATTTATTAAGTTATGGAAGATATTAACATCGGTAAGGATATGGTAAAGGTAACAGCGATAAGGGATGATGACCATAAGAGAATCCTAAGATGTTCTGAAGGTAATAGGGTTTGGTATCGGTTATGGATTAATCCCGAGGATATGATGAGAATAGAACCATTATTGGAGGGAGGAGATAGGATTTGGATGGAAGAACTTGAGATGTATTATACTTTCTTCTATGAGATAAATAATGGTAGGAGGGTCTTAGGGAAGGATAGGATTAAGGAGATATTGAATATTCTTTTGTAAGATGAATGCCAGGGATGTTAGGTCTCTGGCTTCTTTGTGTGTTGAGGGATATCTTGGTATGCCCTTATCATAAGGAGGTAAATTTTGGTGGTACTAAAAGGAGGCTTACCTATCTGGGCAAGCCTTTATCACGAAGAACGAAAATCATGGCCTACTAAAAACGGGGTACGGTTACGTTAAAATTAACATTCAAAAATAAAAAGTAAGGGACAAACATTTTTATTTGCTTTCCCTTACTTTTTATTTAGTTTATAAGTTCTTTAAAAAATCTTTTGTATCTTTGATAATCTGAATTAATACCCAAATTACACCAACAAATAAAAATACATTTAATAGCATATCATTTAATTACTTGAAATTTTTGACTATTTGTAAACCTTTTGTTAGAACTTCTTTTTTTGTGTCCTTTGTATTTTCGCTTGCAATACTTGCAAATGAAAAATCATTCACTTTGTAGACTTGCTTATAAAATTCTGTAAATGCAGAAACAAGTGTTTTTAGTTCATTTTGTTTCTTTTCTTCTTTCGCTTTGCAAATCGAATCAAGCAAAGAAAAAGTTGTATTTCTTAATTTCTTTCGATACGCTTTCTTTTGCTTTTCGTTCAACTCTGCAAAAAGACTTTCAATATAAATTTCTGTTTTCTTTCCTAAAGAAGTTTTTAAAAGTCCGTTAGTTTTTTTATTTAGACTTTTAAAAATACTATCAACTGATAATTTAATAGTGCTATTTGCTTTTGCTTGCGCTTTTGCTTTATTTGCACTAACTTTGTTTACTTTGTTGTTAGCAACTTCTTTTTCTACTACTACATTCTTTAATTCTTCCATAATAAAATACATTTAGTTTTTAAGTTTATTTTATTATATCCTTTTCTCTATAAAACTAAATGATTTATAAGAAAAAGAGAAAAGGAATAAATTAATTTTATATTGTTTCAATATGTCAAACATCGCTTTTTGATTACATTACAAAGATACAATTTATATTTTAATTAGCAAAATTTTCAGAGAATTTTTTTTATAAAAATTGTTAATCAAAATTTTAAATATCTCTTTGCTTTTTCAACA